CAAGTGCTGCGCACCGCCGAGCAACGGCATCATACTTTTCTTCCCATTCGCGGCAATCCTTCAGTCTCCCCCGCCATTCACGAATATATAATACCAGTGCAATAAGTGCCACTGCCCACACTATGGTTAGTGTAATGAGTAAAGCGTGTAAGTGTATCATACAACTTCCCCTTTCGCTTTTTTTGATATCTCCTGCAAATTCGCCGATTTCAACCATTTTTTCCAAGCGGATAAAATCTCTTTTTTTGCAGTTTTAATGTTTGCACCTTGGAATAATGCATCATCCCCAATAACGCGATACTTTGCATCGCTATAAAGCGATGCAACAATTTTACCCCCCTGCATGAGCCAATATTGATTCCCTACTTTTTTCCACCTATTCATTTCATCACTTCCCCTTTCGTTAAATGTTTTGTTCGCCTTAATGGGAAATTGTCCGCAATGCCCTGCCGAATTGTTTGCGGTCCACTTTTTCCAGCGCGGCTCGATTCTTTACGTGTTTTGTTCTCTGAAGCGCTTGGTATTCGCTTTTGTATTTGCTTAATCTTTTCTCCGAACACTTCGGGCAATATTTGCGCGGAACGCCGCCGTGGTGCCGGACCGTTTGGATAAGCGGACCGTGGCATTCAGCGCATTCAGTCGGCACGGGCTTTATTATTTTTACCTTTTTTGCCCTGTTAATATAGCGATATGGATTTTTATGCTCCCTGGGATACGGATTGATCTTTGTTGTCAAAGGCTTTGCGCAGTTGAAAAACTTTACCGCTTCCGCCTTAGTGATAATATTGGCATTTAGTTCTTTCCGGCGCCGCTCAAAATACGATCTCGCTTCATCGAGGAGGCGGGCATCCATATCGGGGCTGTCAAGCCCATCACGGGATAGGAAGCTCATTATAGCGGCTCCCCGTCTTCCCGCAGGCCGATGTGGGGTCTTTGCCCCTTTGCATGCACTCCGTTGCCCGTGTCGACGATGTGAGGTATTGCATTCGGGGACGTCAGGCCGCTTCCAATCCAGCAGCTCGACGCCCAAATCCAGTACCCGGCGAGTTTGCAATCGCACCACATATCGTCTTTGCAGAGATTTTCAAGGAGCATCGTTTCGTTTGCAATTAACACTTTACGGCGTGCGATCAAATCCGCGTGGTTCACTGGCCAGTCGCACCAATACGCGGTTTCCTCCGGGTGATATTGGATTGCCCGCCAGACATTGGCTATAAATCCGTCTTTATCGCAAATCGTTTCGGTCATTGACGACGGGTCATAATCGGGGCGAAGGAGCAGAACCGCGCCGCTGCCAAAGAAAGGCTCCACATAGTTCGCGGGCTGCCCCAAGGCTTTCCAGATAATATCGGCCACGGTTGATTTTCCTCCGAAGTACGGGAACGGAGCTTTGAGCGAAGCCCCGTCCCCTTGTCCTCCATGATGTGAAGTTTTCACAATTCTATTTTCTCCCCAATCTTAAAAATCTCCCATTGTCTCCTGTATATTAATGTATTTGTCGGCCACACAAATTGTATCATTGTGACAACCTCCATGACATACCAGTAGGATTTCAAGAATTTCGAACGGAAAGCCCATGCCTGTACTATTCCATCCGAAAGACAAAACAATCCCGCCGGGCGAAAGTATAGTTTTAATTGATTTTTTCCAGTTTGACCATGTTGCTGCGGAAGTGTCGTTTTGGGTGGCCTTTATGCCCACCTTCTGGTAGCACTCCGATACTTGACGCGTAGAATATGGTGGGTCGAAAATTATCAGGTCCGCCAGTACCCCACGGTCTTTCAACTCATCCATAAAAACATTTGCCTCTTCGTGATAATCGGCGGTGGTATCGGGATTCAGGTCGTTTGTATAAGTACACCATTTTTTATTACGCGCAAATGGGTCAATAGATACCTTGGCATCATGCAAATACTTTTTTACGAACAATCCAATCGGCGGAATATTAAACGTGTCCGCTGACGGCATTGCCCATTCTCGATGAAATTCAATCATTATTTTCTCCCTGTTGCCCGCATTGCGGCATCGAACCCAACACCCATTATTATAAGCGCGTCGAAAGCGTTGTTGATCCGGTATACCCGGCCCTTCCATGCATTTCTCCACGCTATTTGAGACGGCAGTAATTTTTTCTTCGCGTCTCGCTTGATTTCAAAAAGGTAATTAACACCCTGCCACCCCACTTCCAAGTCGGGACATCCTCCGCCGACACTGGTAAGCGACTGCACGGAAGCGCCGAACGCGAGCAGTGTTTTTACTATTGAGACCTGATTGCCGTCGGTGCGCCCGTGATTCACAGATTTTCCTTTCTCACAAATTTCGGCTTCAATTTCCCGCAGATCGGGCAGGTCACCATTACAATTCTTCCTATTTTTTCAAACGTTATGTTTTCGGGGTTGTCCAACGTTGCTTTATAAATAATTTTTCCGAGGAAGCCCATCTTCATTTGTGCAATAGGTAAATCCTTTCGGTGCATGCCTCCATCCTGCAAAATGTAGAACGGGCCGGTTATTTCCTCCTCCTCTTTGGCAGGCTCCGGCGGTTTTTCGGCAGCGGGGACGAGCGTTGCCGCCTTTTTGAGGTTTTCGATGAAAAACTCAACAATATCACCTTTCGCAATTTCAAGCCCCACCAACCGGTAGTTGCAATGGTCTTCAATAAACGCAATCGTTCCCCTGATGTCAACTACCATACCAACTTTCACTTTATCGATCATTGTTACTCTCCTTTTACATTGAGGTTCAGGTTTTATGTTTCATTTGGGCTGCTTGTCCAATACCTCAATGGTTTCAGTGCATGCCTCGTCCAGTTTTCCGGCATGATACCCCGTTTCATATCCCGCCGTGTAGCCGTCATTAGCCGCGCTTATCGCGGCTTTGACTTTCTCCTCCGTTGCCACCGCTTCAGGCTGTCCGTCGGTGGGGTGTACCACCGTAATCGGCTTTTCCTGCCGCGATAAAAAAATCCCCTCGTAGATAGCGTCGGCAAGGGCTGATACCGCGTCCTCGGTTGCCAATTGGCACTTTTCTACTGCGGCGATCGCCGCCCGGACCTGGGCGGAGTTCAGGACCAAAATTTTATCTGCGGGATTCATCATTTTCCTTTCGGTAAAAAGGGAAGGGGCTGTAGTAGTTGCCCCTCCCCGGTAAAAAAAGATTAAAACGGAAGTGACTCCTCATTTGCATCACCTGACTTTGCTTGAGATACCGATCCGCTGCCGATAGGCTTTGCAGGTCGCAGGCAATAATCGACTATTTTATTCTTCGCTGCATATTGCCCATTTGCGGGTTCGATTCCAACCTTTGCCCGCCCCGTGCGCCCCTTGAAATCGGAACCGAACAATCTGCCAGATTCATAATTGGCAAGCAAGCCGCAGGAGTCGCAGGCATGGCGCAGTTTGTACTCCGTTTTTTCTCCGGCCTGGACGTAATCAAAAATCCGGCATATAATTTTTTCTCCCTGCCAAATGCCCAGGGACAGTTTGATCATGTCATTGCCGGTGTTTTGGCTTACCGTGTCGGTTGCCTCCAAAATCTCAAAATCGTATTCCCCCTCTGCAATTGTTGGAAAGGGCTTTTTGATGTCGCTTTCATTTACTGGCTGAAATTCCATGATTATTTTCCTTCCTTATCGGCTGTTCCGGTCATTTTGCCGGAGAGCCATTTGAGGGTTTTCGCCGCATGGTCGTTAGAAATTTCACTCCATGAAGACGCCGCAGCGCGGGTAAGAATTTTTTCGATCTCATCGTCGGTGATTTTCAATACGCCGACAAGCCGCTCAATTTCCTTGACATCTGATTCGCTGGCAAGGATAATTTGCGTTGCTTCGCTCTCGATGTAATCCTTGCCGTATCTGATTGCGAAGTCGGCATAGTCGAGCGGGAAGGTATCGCTTTCGGGGAAGCCGATAAGTCGCGACTTGTGCACGGCTGCTGTCGGCGGATCTACCATTCCGCGCCGGAATACCCGCAAACATAAATCTAACTCGTAAACAAGTTTGTCCCACACGTCGGGGATTTTGCGAACCTCTTCCCGCTGTCCCGTTGTGGGATTCAGCCCCCATTCCGGCGCTTCGTGGGCAATAAACCAGACGTTCATATCCAGTTTAGATACCCAGTTCACAAGCCGCCGCATTTGCGCAATGGCCGGTTTTTTAGAAGCACCGAAGGCGTCCTTTGCGCCGAGCCTTTCCGCTTCGTTAGCAATGGCAATCTGATATAATTTGGTAATACTGTCTATTATCACCGTTTTGTATGGGTGCTTCTCGGTTGCCAGTGCTCGGATTTGGTCGATTACCACATCAAAATCAAGCGACCCCTCATCCGGTCCGAGGTAAAGGCCACCTGCATTTTTCAGGCGGTCCTGATAGTGTCGCAGGGTTGCGCCTGACTCTGTGTCAATCAGGTACGGAGCCGGAAACGATGTGGCGAACCATGTTTTGCCAACGCCGGACGCGCCGAAAATTACACCCTTTGTTTTCCCCGGCTGCACTTCTCCGGGTAGTTTCCCTTTAATTTTACTCATAATCCCGCCTCTCTTTATTCCGTTTGTTGACAGTTTGCAGCACACTTGCCGCTATTCAGCGGAGCGCCGCACTCTGGGCAATCGGGTGATATTATCTCATCGCAATTAGGACAACCGGGCAATCCACACACAAAACCGTCATCCCCGCAGTGAGCGCGTTCCTGTTCTCTTGCCATTTCGTTAGCTTCGTTCAGCATATCATCAGGATCGGTTGCCATTTTGATTTCCCCTATTCAGTCTCCTCCGGGACGTCGCTATCGTCCCCTGTGTCGTGGGTTTCCGGATCGTCCTCCGGCACTACGCTCTCCCACCAGAGCGCCGCCGTTGCGTATGCCCGCTTGCTGCACGAGCTGAAGAGTCCGTCCATCATTTCGCTTCCTTCGGTATTTTAGGGAGATAGGCTTTAAGTGCCCGCTCAACCAGCGCGCCAAGGTTTCCCGCGCAGGCGGCGTTGTACTTGTCCAATCGCTCCCGGAGTGCGGAATCAATCCGCACGTGAAGATGCGCCTTTTTCATGGTTCAATTCTCCTTTGCGTTTCCGTAGAACCGGCAATCCCCGCCCGCCTGAGCGGAGACGGTGCCGGTTGACGAGTCGAAGAACCGGCAATCCCCGCCCGCCTTAGCGGAGACGGTGCCGGTTGAAGATCCGTAGAACCGGCACTCCCCGCCCGCCTGAGCGGAGACGGTGCCGGTTGAAGAGTCGAAGAACCAGCACTCCCCGCCCGCCTGAGCGGAGACGGTGCCGGTTGACGATCCGTAGAACCGGCACTCCCCGCCCGCCTGAGCGGAGACGGTGCCGGTTGAAGAGTCGGAGAACCGGCACTCCCCGCCCGCCTGAGCGGAGACGGTGCCGGTTGACGAGTAGGAGAACCGGCACAACGCGCCCGCCTGAGCGGAGACGGTGCCGGTTGAAGATCCGTAGAACCGGCACTCCCCGCCCGCCTGAGCGGAGACGGTGCCGGTTGACGAGTCGAAGAACCAGCACAACCCGCCCGCCTGAGCGGAGACGGTGCCGGTTGAAGAGTCGGAGAACCGGCACAACCCGCCCGCCTGAGCGGAGACGGTGCCGGTTGACGATCCGAAGAACCAGCACAACCCGCCCGCCTGAGCGGAGACGGTGCCGGTTGAAGAGTCGAAGAACCGGCACTCCCCGCCCGCCTGAGCGGAGACGGTGCCGGTTGAAGAGTCGAAGAACCGGCACTCCCCGCCCGCCTGAGCGGAGACGGTGCCGGTTGAAGAGTCGAAGAACCGGCACAACCCGCCCGCCTGAGCGGAGACGGTGCCGATTGAAGAGTCGGAGAACCAGCACAACCCGCCCGCCTGAGCGGAGACGGTGCCGGTTGAAGAGTCGAAGAACCGGCACTCCCCGCCCGCCATATTCTTAATTGTTAAATGACCACCAAAAACGACGCGGGATATATTTCCGCCGTCGATTTCGTAGTCACCCTCTGTTATGATATGCAGAGCCGCCCATTTTGGCAGCTCTGCTCGGCAGGCGGATTCCGCCGATGCAGAAGCGTACCAGTCAGGAACAATCTCTTGATCAGTTTTAAAAACCCAGTGTTCAAGCGGTAACGAATAGACGTCGTTGGGTGGGGATATTTCCGCCCGGACAAATTTAACGCCCGAATCGTCAAGCCCGTTTTCGAGGATAATTTCCTCATGGCTATCGGATTTTTCCGACCAGAAGACTGCCGACTGGGTGATTATAAAACTCGCCGCATTGCACATGGTTCAATTCTCCTTTCCCTTCTTAATATATTTCATGGTTGTACCAATTGCAACAATTTTTAACATAAAATTGATGCAATATTTTTGCGCTTTGATATAGTTATGAATCTGCGCTTTCCGGTTCATTCCCAGCCCCGCGTATCGTTAGTGTTTTCCGGTTCTTCAGGTTTTATAGGAATTTTTTCATATTCTTTCGCCTCTTCGAATCTACCGGAATCGCATAATCGAAAGTGCCGGCTGTAATCGCTTTCGACCAGCATGCACTGCGTGTGTAAATCTGGTTCGGTGATTTGCACTTCCCGAAACCAGTTGTTTCGGATAAAATCAACCATTTCCGAAATTCGCCCAAATGGTATCGTATCAAAACTATACCCGAAATGACGATTAATCATAATCAGTGCCCGGCCGCCGGCATCGTCCATGCCATGCCTGACTCCCTCGCCAATGATAGCGCGTAGGCCGGTTCGGAACTCGTCCACGTCGGCTTGATTTTCCTTTGAAACAAAATTATTATCGCCTTTAAAATCCCTCAACAACGCTTTGGAATCAATAAAGCTCATATTTTTATACCGGCCCTTTCGAGCAATATTTTCATGGATTCTGGTTCGTGATTTGTCGAGCGCTGTTCCCCGGCGCGTGAATGATTAATTTCCATTTCGCGGCGCTTTTCAATCACACCAGCAATCCGCTCTTTCTCTTTTTGTTCCTGCCGTACCCTTGCCGCCTCTTCAGGGGTTTGCCTGGCCTCCCAGGTGCGAATACTTGCCTGCCAGTTTTTCATGGCCGCCTTGGCCGTCCCGACTCGCCAGCCATTTGTTTCGTAATGGTCGAAAAAGCTCTGAGGATTGATTAAGTTCCGGCGCGCTTTGCAATAATCTTGCACCCATTCCAGGAGGGGGGGAATAATTTTCGCTTGTGATATAGGGGCGGTCCCCGCCTTTTCCTCCGGTTCCGATCCGGTTCCGGTGGGCGCACTGCAGGGACCGCCTTTTTCAATGGGGTTAAAATCCTTTTCAGACTCTAAGGCATCCGCGCTATGTGTAGGTGTTATTATTTCTTTCTTACCTTCTTTAACTTCTTGTATGTTGTTAGTTGCTTGTTGGTTGCCTGTTAGTTGTTTGTTAGTTAGCTTGTTGATTACACTTTCTACTATTTGGTATTTATCGTAATTACATATAGTTATGATACTAAATTTGTTTGTTGATCTGCGTGTTATTTCTTTTGTAGTGATTAACTTACGGAGACAAGTACGTAGAGATTGCACGGAAATACCAGTATTTTCAGAAAGACTTTCAAGACCTGTAATCAGTTCTCCGCGATTAATGTCGATTCCGTGATATTTTAAAGGGTGATATTGAGCTAAAAGAAGTAGTCTGATAAAAAGGGCGGTGGTAAGCGGATCGTTTGCCCACTCCCAGTCGAGCATTTTTCGGTGTAGTTTGATGTAGCCTTCGGCCATTCGGAGAGTCCAGAATAGCGCCAGTGCGCCGGGCGAGTCTTGTGAAAACTCCCGGCGCGACCGAACGTAGTCCGGCCTTTTACTGGCTGTTAGATATTGGTGTTTTTTGAGATCACAAGACTCATAGGTAATCATAAATATAATTCCGGGAAAAAGTGAATGCAACCTTTTTTTTTCATCGTTCTAATCCGTTACAAGTGCCTGCGGATTATCTCGTCGATTTCGATCGATATTTCCCGTAGTTTGCGACTCAGGGCATAACAGCCATCTCTCCCCAACTGAGTGCTTACCCCGATGAGGTGATCACGTGCTTGCCGCAGGTTTTTGCCTGCAAGAGTAATCGTCGCGGATGGATCGGTATTGTATGGTTCTCTTTTATTACCCCTTTCGGTTCGTCGGTTTTCGGTTGATAATTGCTCTGTCCGTTGCATAATTTTCTCCTTTAGGTTAGGGTGCAACCTTTTTTTTCCATCGTTTGCTTCGTATCGTTCCTTCAATTCCCGGAACTCCGCGCAAGCCGGTTGATCGTAACTTCCTTGACACGTCGCAACAAGCGGACACCTTATGCATAACCTTATGCATATTTCCCGGTATGCCATTTGCGGGCGCTCGTTTACTGGGTTGGTCATGATTTATTCCCCTTTCGGTTGATAATTATTTTCCCTGTTTAAAATCGGCGGGGAGTGCCCGGATTAACCGCTGCTCCCCGCCTTTCGCCCCAGCCTACCGCCAGGGTTATTTTGGTTGATAGTGGCTCCGGCCGTCGCAGAAAAAACATGGATGTTCTGCCGGGTGCAGTGGCCGAGAGTTGCATGTGTCGCACTGTGGGTCAGGGGGGGGACCTACTTTTTCCCTCGTCGCATCCTCGATAAATCGCGCGCGGGACTTGCTGCCCCGGATTGCGTCTGCTTCGGCGATTACCGCCGGGTGCATGTGGATCAATATCGCGCGCCGGCGCTGGTCAACGGGTAATTTTTTCATGATTTTGCTTCCTTTTCTGGTGGTTTGATTGTTGCATTTTCCCGCCAAGTGGTGGGATATTTCTGGTAGATAATCCGGTATTTCAGCGCGTTCCGGATACGTTCCTGCTCGATGCGTTCGAGTTGGTTGACGATAGGACATTGCAGGCAATTTCCCATTTACGCCTCCAGTTAATTGTTAAATCAATGTAACCCCGTACTCAATAATAGCCCGATACATAAGGTCTCCCGCTACTGCCCCTGCTGCCCCTGCTACCCTTTCGGCGGTCCCTGCTGCCATTGCGGCTGCCCCTGCTACCCTTTCGGCGGTCCCTGCTGCCCTTGCGGCTGCCACTTCTGCCCCTTCGGCTGCCCCTGCGGCTGCTGCGGCTGCCCCTTCGGCGTCCCATGCGTCGTTCCCTGCTGCCCTTGCGGCGTCCCATGCGTCGTTCCCTGCTGCCCTTGCGGCGTCTCGATCTGCCTCGGAGTGTGTCACCAGGTAATTTTCTGCGGCCTCAATAGCCAAATGTGGCCGGTTGTCTTCAGGGTAGGCCGTCTCGAAAATGTGCAGCACCTGCCTCGCGGCAAAAATCGCGTATCTCCGGCAGTCGTCCTCGTTTAGCAAGTTTGACAGCAGCCAATTGGCGTAAGGCAAAGTGGTGCTCGGATCGGGGTCGGCGAGCAGCGCCGATACGCACCCCTCCACGGTATTCGGCTGCCCGTGTGATAAGTACCATGCCAGCCCGCTTTCGCAGGCTGATTTCTCTATGAGTAGTTCCAAGTTCAAGTGCATACGTTTCCCTTCGGTTAATTGTTTATATTAATTCCTTTAATGATTTTGCGGCATAAAGCCCGTTGCCGTTTAATTGCCGTTGCCAAGCGCCATTGGTTGGACACCAGCGGAAGCCATGGTGTTTAAGTATAGTACGTATTTCCGGCGAAGGCTTGCCGGGGAAAAAGAACATCACGCGGTTTAATGCCGCGTCTTCCCGGTAGGTATATTTGGCGGTTTGCTCCTCTTTTTCTTCCCTTGTGTTAATTAAGGAAAGCTCCGCAATGCGTTTTTCCATGCGGCGAATATTTGCGCTGTTATTTGTAAGCGCAAAGCCAGCAAATCCCAGGCCGCCAAAGCAGTCTGGTTCTACGATTTTCGCCGCGTGCGCTTCGTCTAAAAGTCCAGCGGCAACTATTGCGGCGATTCGTGCGGGGTTATCTTTATTCGCACGGATCAATTTGTTAACGGAAATCATAACCGCCTGATTTTTCTTCGCCTTTTCTATTTTTTCCCGCAGTTTTGCAACTGCCGAAGGGTCATCCGAAGAAATCCCCGCGTAATCCATGCTTTGCGCGCGGCCTTCGTAGTAATCGGCTGTTTTTGCAAGCTTTGCCGATTTTTCATATTTCGAGCTTATCCTTGCCCGATAGTTCCGGTCGCGACCCTCGCTATGGTGGCCGATAAGAATCGGTTGCCCGAAGGGAATCACGCTTGCCATTTTGTGCGCAGTGTTAAATGCGCTTTCCGATCCCTCCCGGTTTTTTGCGGCGAGCGTTTCAAACCGTTCCCGCCGTGCCGCTTGTTTTAATTCGTAGGCGTTCATAACATCTCCTTCTGTTGATTGTCGGTGGTATATAGATTATACTACGCTCTATCGAATCCATAATCCTCTAAGAAATTTTTCATGTCATCGACCAGCGCTTGGCGATTCGGATAATAATCTCCGGTCGCTCGCCCCTCGACCAAAAACCTCCAGCAACCGGGGTCGACCTGGTAATACTCTACCTGGGGGAGCCTGGTTTTATACCGTTTTGTAATTCCCAATGTAATTTTCCACGACATTTTTTCTCCTTGTTGTTTGTGTTGGTTCATAAAAAGAATGCCTTAATTGGGGCGTCCTTTATGGTTTTATTTCTTAATTGGGGCGTCCTTTAATCGTAGTTTTTCATCTTTCCGGGTGTGTGTGTTCGTTATCATTAAGCCAATTGGTTGCTGCGTATTCCCCTAAACATTTCCCTTTTTTAATGTGATACGCTTCGGGGGGAAGATCGTCTATGTTTTCCGCAGATCCGTGTCCTTCCCTTACATTTTCTCCACAATAGCAAATCGCAGGAATTAAATAAAACCTGAAGAAAAGGGGAGATGTTGCAAAGGCAATAAGCGAAAGATTTAAAGGCTCATTTGCGGCCTTTATTGTAATGGATATTTCGCACGTATCGGTCTTATTAAATTTTTTCGAGCAAGTGTATACGATGATTTCGGTTCGGTGTCCTTGATTCTCAAGCGCATCGCACAATTTCACCGCGGCATAAGTTTTATAAAGCATATCCCTTGCATTTTTGTCCGCCGATTCGCCGAGATTAATATAAATTTGCTTTATTCCTCTTGCATTAATGCCGGTTTTTTTAATACGTTTGATAAAACAGAATTCATTGCCTTCAATAAATCTTTCCATATCCATATCGTCTCCGTCGTCGGAAAAGATCGGCACCTTTTTAGCATTGTTGACTAGTTGCCTAAATGCCGGTAGATTCTGCGCTTGTGCTACAATCGCATCATCCCCGTATTTATGCTCTTCAATATATTCTGCTGTCGCGCCTGCGAAGCGTTTAAATGTCTCGTCATGGGTGATTTCCATATCAAGGTCAAATCTGTCTTTGTCCTTTAATCCTTTACGACTATACCACAAGGTATAAAAGTCATGAATTGAGTCAAAATTAAGTTTTATGGTTTTCATGAGAGAAGTTCCTTTTCTTCAGCTGTCCAGTCCTGGGTAATTGCCGCTTTCCAATTGCCGCCATAAGCGTGGATTTTTGCCGCTGCGATTATGGCGCGTGTGGACGCAATCCGCCTTAAGTTGTGCGCCTGAATTGTTTCTCGCATTTTCCAAACATAGCGGCAAATTTCTTTATTGTAGTTGCAGCCCTCGTATTTTGTCGAATAATCTACCTGAATACGTCCTCCGCAAAAACGATCCAGCGTTGCAGCGTCCAGTTGGTTATTACCAATGTATAGCCGATCCGCTCCGGTTCCCAGCGTGTTTGAAGTTGCGATAATGATGCATTTTCTTTCAATTGCGCCGTGGGAAGTTTGCACAATTTTATTAGCAAGTAGGCTATTCGCGACCGCGGCTACTGAAGGGTCGAGCATCGTGATTTCATCAAGGACAATTATTCCTGCCAGTCCGATTGCTGCGGAAACTGGTGACGGTTCAACTGTAGGAATTACGCGGCCCGTAAAATCACGGGCAGAAGTTCCGGCGCTGCACGAAAGAATTGTTATGGGTAGATTGCATATTTTCGCGGTTTCCATACATGACCAGGTTTTTCCGCATCCCGCTGGCCCTGAAAGCCAAATATTTTCAATCCCGCATTTAATCAATTTAACGATTGCCGATACAGTTTCGTCATCGTGATTTTCTGCCGCTCCGTTGGCTGCTGTTGCTGCCTCGCGCGGTGTTTCTGGAGCTGGCAGGTCTTCCGGGGTTGCCGGTTCCGGCTGCGCTGGTTCCGGCTGCGCTGGTCTCTCTGTTCTCTCTGGTTTCCGTCCGCCGGTCCACTTTTTTTTCAGCCAGGCCTTATGCAAGCTGTCGCCGGTCCAGTCCGGGAAAAACTGCCGGACAAGTTTTATTATTGTTGTTTTATCCTCTTCGGATTGTGATTTGCTCCAGTTGAAAAGCACGCTTATTAAGGGGCTGGCTTCCTGTACTGTTGGCGGGGGAATCTGTTCAGGCTCCCAAAATTTCAAGCCCGTGAAACGATATAAAATGCTCATCTGATTCGGTGTCGCCTGCATGATCTTTTTACTCCCTGTTGTTTGTGTTGGTTCATAAAAAGAATGCTTAAGTTGGGGCGTCCTTTATGGTTTTATTTCTTAATTGGGGCGTCCTTTAATCGTAATAGTTATAACGGGCGCAAGCGTTGTTAGTTACTGCTTTGGCTCTCTTCATGATCCATCTCCCTGTTGTTGATTGTTGTTGAGGTATTCGCTGCCGAGCCGCTTGACCTCCTGGCCCTTGAGATTGAATATCCCGAGGCTGATGTGAAAGCTCTCCGGGAGCGCCATCTCGATTTTTACCTGGTTGCCGATAATAACCTCGTCAAACTGAGGAATAAGAAGCGGATCGGTTTTTATGTTTCTTGGGTCTTTTACTCCGGTGAGCGGGGTTACGACCGGCGGCCCGCGCCTGGACAAACAGCGACGCCGCGTTAACCGAGGTTAAACGGATCAGGACCGGGAAATTCTTCTGGGTGGTCGAAATATTCGCCCCGGTTGCCGAAGTATTGAGGATAATGCTGGTACTATATTTCCATGTCGTCAGCGTGTCCTGGGCATTCAGTGAAAAAGTGATGCCGAGCATCGCCGCCATTCCGGCTAATGCCGGACCTATTTTTTTGTAATGCATACTCCTCCTTTATTAGTGTTGGTTGCCGTTTGCAGGTGAAAAATTACCGTTGTTTTGACCTGTTAATGAAGCACTTTCGATAGTTCCACCTCCCCAAGTCAAAAAAAAGGCTAGTGCTCATTGGTGATGTTTGGTCTCTTCAGTCCCGGCGCTACCGGGAGACCGGGCGCGAGCCCGGTTTCGACCTGTGTTTACGGTCGCCTCGGATTCAAATTATTATCACCTCGTGCGGCATCCCATGCCGCGCCCGCGGAATTGAAATCGCCGATTAAATCGCAGTCGGCGATGTCCCAATCGTCGGGCAATCCAGCAATATCGCCCGAGGTTAGAACATCGCGATAACTGTCGCGATTCCACGATTTTGGACTCAAATAATACGTTTTCATGATCCATCTCCCTGTTATTGGTGGTGTTGGTCTCTTCAGTCCCGGCGCTACCGGGAGACCGGGCGCGAGCCCGGTTTCGACCTCTGTTTACGACCGGAGATTATTCCGGCCGTAAAGGATTCAAATTATCGGGATCAATTTCTCGTGCGGCATCCCATGCCGCGCCCGCGGAATTGAAATCGCCGAGTGGGATGCAGTCGGCGGCGCTCGCCTCCCAATCCTCTGGGAGATCCTCAATTTCCTCGGCGGTTAAAACATCCCGCCAGCTACTGCTATTCCATGATTTTGGACTCAAATAATATTTCATGATCATCTCCCTGTTGTTGATTGTTGTTGATTGTATGAATCCCACGAATGTCGATCAAGAAAGAACATTCCACCAATCACTGACGCCGATATCTTTGCACCAAATTCCACTGCCGCCCCGGTTTCACCGGGAGACCGGACTCGCGCCCGGTTTCGACCTATACGGCGGGGCATCCTATTCCGTGCCCCGCGACGTACTCCGCAACTTTTTTCGCATCAACATTGTGATGGTGATGACCATTACAACACTCAAAATCCACCCCCGCCGTTCCGACGGCGGCGTGGAAATCTCTGTCGTACGCGTTTAGCATCCTGACAGCCCTTCTTATTGCTCTTGCTCTCGTCATGATAATCCCTCCCCTTTGATTGTTTTGGGGCTGCCCCTGCGGCTGCCCTGATAGATTACATATATACGCAATAGGCGTGCCAATCCATACATATTAATACGATGCCCTAATTTCGCAGATTTAGCCAATTATTCGGCATGCCTTTTGCTATCGGCAGCCATCTATAACCAAAACGTTAAAAAGTCACGTCAAAAGTACACCAAAACGTTAAAAACACTTGCTATCGTGATATGCGCGGATGGACAGTATAATAAATCGCCGTTTTATCTGCAATTAAATCGCCTGTCCAACATAATTCCTCATCTGATAATGGATTGCGCCACTTATCCACGCAAAATATCCAAATTACAGTACTGATTAAATACCTACAGTACTACTGTAATACCTGTTCTACGGTATTCCCACCGCCATTTATTCCCCCGCGGCCATGGTCCACCCGCCAATACTATCGCATATACTATATAGATCGTCTGTCGCCAGCTCGCGGATCGATCGGGAATAGTACGACTCTTGTCTAATCAAGTGGATGCCGTACGTAATAGCGTACGCATCATTACGTACGTAATAGCGTACGCATCACTGGTCAATGAGAGTAGAGGAGGGGGACCCTCCTTTTCATTTCAATACGCTTTTTGTGTCCTGTTATCAACTGCACTATGTCTATATATCGTCGAGTCAATCACACAATAACCAATGTTTGTAATGCTTTTGGTTGATTCTGTATTGATTGTAGATAGTTTACATAATGGTTATTTAACGACATTCTTTATAATGACATTCTTTATATAAAATATTAATCAGTACAATCAGTTGATTATGACCGGCGCCAGGGGGGATAGGCGGGAATCGTGGGGGGGGAGTGGGTAAAGATGCTTATATATGCCATTCGTAGGCGTTGAATTAATGGGTTTTATAGGCTGATTAAGATTATTTGTATGGGGATAATGGCGGTAATTAGATTTGATAGGTAGATAAGCGAACCGGAGCTTAGAATGGCCGGTGGGTGTTCCGAACTGAGCGATTGAGTTCAGGCCGATTAGGTAGGTGTAGAGTGGTGACTGGTGAAGCCTTCCGTGGCAAGGGCGACGGAGAAGTGAGGGGTTACTGGTCTTCGGGAGAGGGTTACTGAGTCTGCATCATCCGTTCACGGCGTTGTGGTGCGGGGTTAGTAATCCAGGGATCTTTCTCTCGGTATTTTAAGGAAGTGGCTCTGTAATTTGGCGGGGTCGGTTATCCTTAAAATCTTAAGGGGGAGGGGGGTTCTGTTGGTTAAAAGTGGGGTTACGTCAAAGGCATGACAGTTCTAAAAGGTGAGGAGTGTTATGAAGTGTCCTGTTTGTAGGAAGCACCGTTTGAGGCATCGTGAAAATCCTTTGGACTGGTTCGATCCTAAGGCCGCTGACCCAACCAAGCGGGTGAAGCAGACAATTAAGATGGAGTGCCCGAAGTGCGGATTTCTGACGTTTGAAATACTTCGGTCTGAGGATAAAAAATAATACTTGCATTTCATTATGGCGTGATATATAATCATGTTGTGTAGTAAGAAAATTGAATAGCGGTTAAACAGAAAATTGCAATACCCATCTGCGGGCAAGGCGGATGGTTCCTGAGTTCAACGTCGTGAGGACGTCGAGTCGATGGAAGCAACGCTTCAAAAGCGTAAGCCGGGGCGGCCTTTCGGGGCCGTTACCGGTGGGAATTTACCTGCCGAGACTCAATTCTCCAAGTCACAGTTTACCCGTAGCGGCGATGCCGTCCAGTTTCAAATTCCCATAATTCCGTCGATGTTGTGGCTCGGTGAGGCCGCCAGGTATAAGGTTGGCTGGGGCGGTCGCGCCTCCGGCAAAACCATGAATGCCATAAATGAGCTGATTATCCGAGCGATGTCGAAAGATACTCGGATACTCTGCGCCAGGCAGGTCATGGAGACGATCAAGGATAGTACCTATGCCGTAATCGTAGATCAGATCGCGGTGCTTGGCCTTTCCCCGTATTTTGATATTACGGGTGCGGAAATTCGCTGCAAAATAAATAAGAGTTATTTCATCTTCAAGGGTCTGACGGCGGCGAAGAAAGATAAGACGGCGCTCAAGGCATGGCAGGGAATTGATATTTGTTTCCTGGACGAAGCCGAAGACCTGATTGAAGATTATTGGAATATCCTGTGGCCGACAATCAGGAAGAATGGTTCGGAGATATGGATATTTTTTAATACCGGTACCGAAGACGATTTTGTTTATAAATACTTCGTCGTGAATACCCCTACCAATGTAAAATGCCTTGTAAAACGACTTTTTTACTACAATAACCCCTGCCTGAGTGAAACCATTCTACAGTCGATTGAAAGTTGTAGAATCGACGAACCGGAAGTCTATAAACATTATTGGCTCGGTGATCCGGCCGCAACGGGTTCGGTGGTCTATCCGACGTTCAAAAGAGAAGCACATATCCATGGGTATTCGTACTCGGACATGGAATACATATTTGAAAATGGCATGCTTTTTTGTGCCATCGACCCGCATAAGGTTTATTATCCGGCAGTGCTATGGGGCGCTAAGGTCCAGACCGGGAATAATGAATTCGATTATATCATCTATAACGAATTCCCACTTGGCCGGACCATGTTTAATAAGTTGTATCACGAATACCGGCACACAAGCCCATGCACCTATAATCTCCGGCAACTAAGCGATGTATTTAAAATCCTTGATTGCACCGTCCAGACCATTAATGGAGATTTCAAGCGGAAAGCGGATAAGATTATTCGCGGCGTCGATCCCTATTATGCTACCGGACCAGGCGGTAAGGACTGGTCGGCGAATACCAGGGGAATCACCATTGAATGGGCGCAACCAGAAAACGGCGGTCTGTTCTGGAACATGCCCGAACGCGAAGACGTGAAAGACGGCATGGACAAAATAAAGCAACTCATGCTTTATAATCCAAACAATCCAATAGATTCAATTAATTCACCGCATTTATATATTATGCCGCACTGCCTGAATGCCATCGATACCCTGCAATTTCATCGGTACGATTTTGAGAATTTGCGGCAAGACGAAAAGAGAAAGTGTTTCTCCGATACACTTAGAATATTGATAGCCCTCATGGCAAAAACGCCATTTATGTCCCCGGTCATCGAGAGAGAGAAGAAAAAAGAACAGTTAAAACCGTTAATGGGAAATATGGGACATCTGTTTTTTTCAACACGGCGGAAACAGCCAAAATGAACAATACGATCTGGAAAAATGGGCAACTCAATGCTCACAATGTGGGGAAAGGCGTTTTTGTAAGCCCGGACATGACACGGATGCGTATTTCTCATCTCCAGACAAATACCATCTACCGGGAAAAGATCGAAAAAGCCCAAAGAATGGCCGGATATATCGATAAGGGGCTTATCATTGCACACGGGCTGCGGAATACCGGGGCATCGAATGACGCACTCAATAACCTTTTCAGGCAAAACAATAAAGCAGCTGAAATCATCAACGGCAAAAGGAATGGGAACAATGAAAAATCTCTTATCGTTTCTGCTGATTAACCTGTTAACGACCGGCGCATTTGCACTCGATCTCAACTATAACGGTTGGAATGACTCCGCCCTCGTTCTCTGTACCGGAACCAACTCGGTTATTACCAAAGCCTTTCCGCTGTCTTCCTGGGCTAATCTCGCCGTTGTTTTGAAAGCTCGTGACACCGCCCGCATGGGTGGATTGGATAGTATAGACGCATTATGGGGTTGGCAGGTAGGCCAGCAAACGGGGTGGAGCGATACGACATGGGATGTCCCGGTAAGATTTGATTCGATCAACGTGACGGGGGGAATAAATTTTTATAACTCTAAATCCGCAACTACAAATCTCGCCTATGGTATCCAGGAAGCGCAATACACCGACACCGCCCAAAGCGGAAGTACGCACTGGTTTAAACAGGTGCGGGACGTGTCGCCGGGTTGGGGCGTCTACTGGCGCTTATGGGTGAAGGGCCTTAGTAAAAATTCGGTAACTCATGGAGTAATGTATTGGTTTACAGTGATGGAACGCGATCACTCAAGCGTTCGGAATAAGTAAAATGCTGAATCAAGCCGACGTTTTAAATAATCTGCAAACTATAACCCGGTACTGCAAATCGCGGTTTACCACGTATTACGAAAGCGATTGCTTCAAGGGCCTGAAGTCGCGTATTGACGCAATAGACGACGCAATTGACTTGCGCTTCAAGCAGAACGAGGCGTTTATAGCGGAAATCGCTCCGCCCGTTGTACGTAAGGACTATTTGCAGACATCGGCTTTCCTGAACAAGTATTTCGAAAACGATCCGATAGTTACCGTCGATCCGATAGGCGAGACGCCCAAGGAAAACGCCGATATGATGCAGACTCTCTTGAACTGCAACTTCATCAGTACCCGGTTCAGGGAAGAATGTGTAAATATCTGTTTTGACAATAATGCCCGATATGGTACAATGGTTGGTTTTACGCAGTTCAGTACCAATTATCGCGGCGTGGGAATGAAAACGGAATATAGCGACGAAGCCGGGGCGCCGTCTCCTTATCCGCGCAATCCCACCGTGGGGAAATGCGCGGCCATAAACTATCCAATACATCCGCTCAATTATTTCCAGTCGCAACACGCAAACACGATAGGAAAAAATACCTTTCGCGGGTTTATCGATGAATGGTACGTGTTTGAACTGATTTTACTGATTAAAAACGAGCATTATTTGCAGGAACAACTCCTGGAGGCCATTGAGAAATGTAAAAAGGGGACAAGACAGGAACATTGGTACGGCGGAAGGGTTGATAAAGACGTAAAAGCGGATTATGGAAGATCGACGATCCACCCGCTGCGCATTTATACACTCCTTAATTTTGAGGGTAACGAAGGAGACCCGACTATTTACTATGTGGAGCTTATCGACGACAAGGTGATTCGATGCGAACCCAACTCCCTTGACGAAAACCTCGTCCCCTTGAATACCGGTTATTATTTCATGCGTCCTGATACATGGTGGGGGAATTCATCGACCGATACGAAGATACAATTCCAGAATCTCAATAACTGGTTATTCAATTCCGCCGTTGAATCCTTTATGAAACAGGAAGACCGCATGATATTAACAAGACGAGGGTCGGGTCTTGATGTAGCGGATATTAATAATAGACACCAGAACAGCGGAATTGTCTTCTATGAGGGGAACGAAGACCCGTCGAAACTCATGTTCCCCGTGCAGTTCAATAATCCCGCCCGTCCCGATCTTGATTGGTTAAATCGTGAACTAAAACAGATGATCCAGGACGACAGCCCTGTTGTTAATATGATGAATAAATATAACGAGGGTGGATTGAATAATAATACCCTTGGCGCTGCACAGATGGTTGCCAATATCGGGGAGACAATGTTCGTTCTTCCCATGAAGAATACCGGGTACTTTATCGAACGCATGGCCGAAACCTGCGCCGTCATGCTTACACAGTTCCTGGGTGACAGGATTCTTATTCGAGAACAGCCGACGCAAAACCCGATAGAAATAGCCAAACGGCAAATTATCGGGGAATTCGTTTTCAAGGCTAAATCTACCCTGCTGGTAAACGAAAAAACCGAGCGCGTCAATACGTCGAATATCATCAACCAGGTTTTAAATTGGGGCGCGGTACAGAACCCGCAAATACAAGCCATCGTTCAAAGCGTCAACATTCCGGCTATGATCGAAGATTGGATCAGGGCATGGGTAGGTTGGAATAAGGACACAACACGGTATTTCGATAGGAATAAGGCTATAGAGTTGATTGCGAATCCGCCTCCCCCCCCACAAATTACTGGTGCTCCAGGCAGCCCTCCTCCTCCAGGTGGTCTCCCGGCTCAAAACCCGCATGGCTCACCACCTCCTCCGGCTAAGCCGGGAGCACCAGTTTCACCAGGACCAACTACGGGGGGACCACAATGAAGAAGATATGGCGCCGTATCACGCTATGGTTCGCTAAACGAACCGAAATTGTAACTATTCAACGACAACTTATTGAGGGGCTTCAAAAGCAACTCAAGGAAGTCCGGGATGACGCAAAAAAATACCCGAATTACTCAATAGTCAATTATCCGACAAAAAACGATCAGGCAGCTTCAGACAATTTTTTTGTTGAATTAGGACAAAACAGGTATTGGCAGTATTTCATGTATTACAATGAAAATTCAATACTTCTGGACTTTCGTAAGGGCGGAAAACACGAGGAATTTTATCGCGGTCAGCTTGATATGATTCGAAAGATGCAGTTAGCAATTTATGATGCAACGGTAGCAACCGAAAAGAGACGCAATGCAGCCAAAATATAAGTATTTCGAGTTGAAAAACGCAAAGGCGCTCCCGACGGATGTGAATATACCGATAATCCGCCTGCTATCGGGTTCATGGCCAGTAACGGAAGTGACAAAGGTAATAAATGAACATGAAAAAAGACGCAATTTCGGTGGTATAGATGTCATAGATAAGAAAACGGGTAAGCGAATAATACTAAGCGTACAGAGCGGAATCATTGATGGGTGTGATCTCGTCGAAACCATCGATACCGGACGTTTTTTTATTCATGATCGGATACATATAAAAAACGAAAATGTGGATTTTAAAAAGGAACGGAAAACGTGAACAATAACAATAACCAGGCGCAGTTTCAAAGTTCCGATATTTCGATGAATTCACCATCGAATCAGCTTGCCGCCGCTGCCGCAACAACCATAAAACAGCCACCCGGAACCGGTAAGGCAAAAGACGTAACAAAACAGGCTCCGACTATAAACATGCAGGCTCCCCAAACAACGGCAACGAGCCTTTATGGTGGCAATGACGCATTAAGCGCCTTTATGAACCCAATGACACCTCAACAAGCCGGCGGAATCCGGGGGATTTAAAAAATATGCTCGGAAACAATGCAAGACACGGCATAAGCCTGAATCCGAAAAATCAGAATTTGCCATTCGAAGATTTTATGAATCCAATGCGCAATCGTCCAGGTATGTCTCCCAACGGTCTTCCCGTTCCACAACGGGCTCCGCAAGTGCCGCCGCCAATCGTTCAGACGCCGCCGCCGGCACCGAGCGCCCCGACGTCTGGGCCACAACCGGCTTCGCAAGTGCCGCCGCCAATCGTTCAGACGCCGCCGCCGGCACCGAGCGCCCCGACGTCTGGGCCACAACCGGCTTCGCAAGTGCCGCCGCCAATCGTTCAGACGCCTGGGCCTGCGCCCAACGCTCAAACACCGCCTCCAATGGCGGCAGACGTGACACAAGACGCCTCGGCAAATCCAGCTTCATCGGCAGGCCAGACTGTGCTGGACCAGTCAGCAGAGGATCAGCAAAACCAGAATAAAAACGCAGCAATATCGGCTTTAATGAATCCCGGAAAATCCATGCCGGGCAACAATATTCCAACAATGCCATAAGGAGAAATAATGCCACTGCAGGGAACGGACTTAAACGAACCAGGTGAAGGTGATCTTGGTGGTGGTAGTGGAGACATGCTGGCAAAAATCCAGGATTACATGAAAGCCTTTATCAGTTCCGGCGGCGATCCGGACGAATTGCAACATATCGTTTCCGCCATAGTAAAAACCCCCGACACAGGGGACGAAAGCGATGCAGGTGCCCAGGGAGTTCCACAAGACGGTGGCGCTCCTCCCGATCTTCCTCCAGGTGGCCCTCCAATGCCGGGTGCAGGCGCTCCAGGTATGCCTCCGCCACCTCCGGGTATGCCCCCGGGTGCAGGTGCTCCAGGTATGCCTCCGCCGCCTCCGGGTATGCCCCCGGGTGCAGGTGGTAATGCAAATCTCGCGGCGTTCTTGGCTGGACCGATGAAAGGAAAAAGGTAAGTAGTGAAGAAAGAGAAAAAAAAGATTCCGGTAAAACCATCGGAGTTCTTACCAATGAAGTCTCCTACAACTTCAGTTGGGAATGGACAAGGCCCAAATTATAACCCCGAGAATCTGCAACTTTCTGAATTTATGAATCCGCTGGTTGCATTGAAGCGCCAAATTCGTGAAAATAAGCTGCGGATAGGTAGTCCGGACAAAGAAGCGCAGATGATGGCGCAATTAAACCAACAGGGTAATCAGGGTGTGTAAAATGATAAACAAACTCCAAAGGAGAAAACCATGAGTGAAGAAAACAATGCATCAGAAGTAACAACTGAAGGCGGCGAGGGTGGTGATTCCGGCGTTTCCCCTGGTTCTTCGGGTGGTGATTCCGGCGTTTCACAAGCGTCTATGGCCGGAGATTTTTTCATGGATAACGGTTCCGGGGCGTGGGTCGACCATGCCGGTAATCCAATTCGTGATAAGGATGGCCGGGAATTCAACCGTTCACATGACAAAAAAACCGTCGAAGCATATTTGAGCGGATTAGCCGCACCATCAGTGAAACCGCAAACAACCCCTACGGGAAAACAAAGTCCGACGGCGATCAATGGCCTTTTCGGACAGGATGGAAAGGCCGATCTGACGGCACTGACACGGGCGCTTGAAAAAGTGAACATGTTCAGACGCCCAGCGGTCGATTTCGGTAATGCACCGCCTACCCAGGCGTCCCCCGTAGTATCAAAAGACCCGATTCGGGCGATACATGACCAGGTAGGAACTTTTTATGCTGACCTTTTTAAAACACGGCTTCAGCCCATCGTTGATCTGTGGACGGCGTTTTATCCAACGATCAAGGGGCAGCCCGCCGATGTGCAACAGCAGCATAAGAGGATTTTCGATACCGCCTACGATAAGCAAAAGGCTATTATAGACCGCATGGCGCAAGACAAGGATATGATGTTGCGTGACGAACACTTGCGAAGCGCTTCTACTCGTGTCGATCCAAAGGAGATTGAAACAAAATCGGCTCAATCCCTTGCCACCGTAGGCTCGTCGATTTTCGGTCAATCTAACCCGAACAAGAATATCGAGCTGACGAATAACTTGATATTCGGGAAAGTCGATCCTGCCACAAAAAAGCTCGTACAGCAAGGGTTCGGAATCGATATTGTAGAGCACCTTTTCCACGCTGCGGCAATGGGTATCGATGGGAAAGCGCTGTCTTTCAAAAGCAATCAGGATTATTTGCAGTCTTTGCAGAAGTGGTGGGTCAATTTCTCAAGTGACCCGGCAAGGCTTTCGATTGTGGCCCGCGCGGCCTATGATCGACTCAATGCGATGAGCGAAACGCAGAAAAGAGACTTCTATCGCGCTGCATGGGATAAGGAAACCAGGGCGCGGGGAGTCCAAAACCAACAACGACCGCCGCAAAGTGCGGGGAATGCGGGAATGGGGACGGACTCTGCAACAAAGCAGATTTCGGAATTCCTCGGCCCGGCAACGAAGCACTTTTAAGCGTTCGATAACAAACGAGGGCAATTATGACAGTCAGTCAGACAATGGTAACTACTCCCGTCGTAACCGCAACCGGTACTCTGAAGCGTACCGTATCGGATAAAATACGACGGCTGTATCCGGCGGTAACGCCGATGCTTCGGTTGGTGAAAACCGCCGAAGTGGATGATATGGGTGAAACCTCTTACAGTGAGGGGCTGATCTCGAAAACTTCCAGCGATACCATGAAATTCGAATGGTTCACCTACGTACCGATAGACCTTTTCTATACGGCAACGGGCGGATCAGCGTCAACGGTGACGATGGCCGATACCACGTCCTTCCGTACCAGAGATATTATCACGAATTTGACCAACATGGATGTCGCGGTCGTGAACACCATTACCAGCGGCACCGCGCTCGCCGTGACGGCGGTCGGATCGTGGACAGTTACCGCAGGTGATATTATCGCCATGAGTTGCCGGACGATGGAAGAGGGCACTTCGGATATTACGCCCCTGACCAAAGAGCCGGACAACAATTACAACTACCTCTTCCCGTTCCGGTATGCAATCAGCATCGCCGACACGGCAATCAATTCCCCGCATTATACCGAGCAGCCGATGGTTCGTTACATGAAGGACAATATGCAGTTCGTCATGGCGAATATCGAGAATGCGTTCCTGTTCGGACAGCGGGCATCGTCGGGTGATACCACCAGCGTATCAATCGGCGGAACGGCGTTCAATATGTTCACCACACGCGGACTTCTCAATTACGCGACATCTCCCATCGACGGTTCCGGCATGACCTTCGATAAGTGGAGCACGTTCGTATTCGAGAATCTGCCGAAGACGCAGAATCCGCAGAACATGCTGGTCATGCTCTGCGGCAGGCATATCATGGGAACGCTCCAGTCGTGGGCGAACTCGAAGTTGATTTATATGGAAAGCGGTGAACCGGATGAATTCGGCGTGCGGCCCAAGAAGTTCATGTGCGGCGCCTACACGATTCTCCCGCTCATGCACAACAGTTTCGATCAGGGTCCGCTGGCAAGTTCGCCGGTGATCTTCGACCCGGACGACCTTGTTTATCGGTATAAGACCGATATGGACATTACAACCAAAACCAACCTTCAGCTTCCGGCAACGTGGGGCGAAACACGGGCGGTCCAGGGAGTCATCGGTCTTCAGTGCTGGTCGGGCGGCGCAAATGTGCGCCAGATTATCAACTGGCAGTAATCGAACCTTAACGGGGGCTTTATGCCCCCTTTATTTCAACGAAAGGCTTTGTATGAAAAAGTATTCAGGGGTTTTTGCAATCATCATTCTGGCGGCATTTGCCATTATGACAAACATCATCAGCACACCCAAGGCCGCCAATCCGTCTTACACGGCTTCGGCGAATTCGAGTAATGTGATTGTCCAGGGGAACAGCGTTATTTCGAAAGATACGCTCTATACCATCCGAGGTACTTCTGATAGCGCCTTCATTTTGAAGGGCTATACGCCGAAACCCGGTTGTGAATGGATATGGGCTCACCCGACATGGACTGAAGCCGGGGTTAGTACCGGAAATAAGTTTATCTATTACATCCAGGCAAAAAACGCAGCCGGGAATGTGATAGGTTCAATGAACGTGGATACGCAAAACATAACGGGAGGCGGCCTTGTGGTTCAAAGCGTCCCCGCCCAGCAGATCGTTATTCCCTTTGGAACTGCGATTGTCGGTTCGCAATATGACTTTTACGTTAAAATTGCCGCCGACAGCCTGACTATTAGGACTTCGACGTTGTATCAGCGCCAGCTGATATCCAACATGCGAAGCAGCACATTTTAACAATTGGTGGGAGCTTAAAACTCCCACCGTTAAACCAACCTTAAAAAAGGAAAACATAAAATGAACGAATTGAACGAGAAAGAAAAAGTTCTCGGTACGCAAATCGCCGGTAATGTTTTTGCCCAGAGAGGGAAAACCAACTTTGAGTCAAACAATCCGGTCGAGGGTATCAAGGTTGAATCCGTGACAACGGACACAATCTTTTACTGCACTCGTGGATGCCCGGCGTTTATGATCCCGGATTATGAACGGGACGCATTCGATAAGATCGTGAGAGATGAAAAGGGCACTCCCAAAAAACTTTTCATCACCGATAATGACGGCAACAATCGGAAAGTCGTCGAAATCTCGCATCATTTTGAGCGGGTTCCGTATCGTGATCAGAAGACCGGCAAAACCGATGCCATGAAGTTTATCGGCAGGTATATCGTACATGCCGACGATGAGCGGCGCGATGATATTCTCGCAAAAATAAGGCAAATGAGTAAGAATCCCTCTTCGGGTATCGTCAGTGAAGGGGCGTTCAAGGAAAGCGAAAACGCCTCCGCTTACAAAATGGAAAAGCAGATTGCGACGCTGGAAAGCGAAAATACGCGGATCGCAACCGAAAATAAAGCACTCTCTGAAAAGTTGAAATCAATGGGTGCGAAGTAAGAAAGGCGTTGCATGGCAGAGCCTATTAGTAATAATCGGGCACGATTAGCGGATTGGTTGAATGTTTCTCCCACCGGCGGCAACGTGCCCGACATGGGCCTCGATCTCCTGAACCGGGCGAATCGCTTCCTGGAAGGTAAGCGCAGGTGGGACATGCTGCGCAAAACCTTACTTATGACACTTGATTCTAACCGAAGCTTCGCCCTTCCGTCAAACTGTGAGGTCATCGAGGAAGTATTCGTTGATAATGTCATTGTCGGGAAACCGCAGATTTATTTCTACGAAGACTGCTCCGATGTGGCGTTCAGGTATACGAAAGAGTACACCTTTGACCAGGCAACGGGGAACAGTTTTTACACGATTACCTTTCCCACGGTTTCCCCGCTTCTCAGCGCTCCCAAGGTACGGTATAAAATATCTCTCCCGGATTTTACCGGAGAAGGCGATGAGTTCGCTATCTGGCCGCCAAATTTGCTATTGAGGGCGGCGCAAAAAATTCATGCCGAAGAAAAGGGCGTTACCGGCGATAATGTGCAGTTCATCTTTACGTCTTTTCAGGAAATGTTCCGAGACTTCGAAATGAAGGCGCAATACAATAACCAAATGGCGGATTTAACGCCGCATAATAAATTCGGCATGCCCATTCATATTTCGGGAATGACAATGAGCGGCGGCACACAGCAGGGCGGAACACATTCGCCTTATACTCCAGCCCAACAAGCCGGATTTCACGGATATTGATCGATGCCATATAACGAACGTAAATACGTATTCATAGACGCTTCCGACATGACCGGGGGCCTTGCCAACGCCTATCCCCCGCACTCAATAGCTGATAAACAGGTTGCGGATATATTGAATGCGCTAATCGAGGAGAAAGGCTTCACGCGGTCGAGCGGGTATAAGGGCTATCAACCAACGCCGATATTTACCGGCACTCCTTCATCGACCATTACCGGGCTTTTCCATTGGATAGTGCCTAATGGGAAAGAGATTTTTATCGTTGTCGCTAACCGTGGCAAAGTCTATCAGGCGACGTTTGATAACGATGCCGGAACGGTATCCTTGAGCGCCCCGCTTTATGACCTTGATGATGACAGCCAGTGCACGGCAACAAACGCCTTCGGTAAGCTCTGGATATGTTGCGGAACAAAATCGGTGAAGCTCGAATATTATGCCAACGTACCGGTATTAGACGATCCGGTTAATCCCGTGATCCTGGACCAGAATTTCAACTTGACCGAAAACGAACAGGAATATATCAAAGCCTATCAGGTGGGAATTAACAGGCCAACTCAGGGTTGGGTCATGACGGCGGTAGATCAACTTTTTGGGAATATACCGGTTCTGGACTCCGTAACCGCGCCAATGATTCTCGATACGCCTTCGGCACAGCTCCCTTTTGTTGGAACACTACCGGCAGGTACTTATCAAATCATGGTGAGTTATGCCAGGCGCGTTGGCGGCTCCATCGTGCTTTATTCCGAGCCTACGGATTTAGGCAGTGTCGATGTGGCGGCCGGGCAGGTTATAAAAATTGAAGCGACGGCGAGCACGGACCCGCAAGTAACGGAAATAGTAGTATGGGTTTGTGAACCCAACGGAGCAACGTACTACTTTTATGGCAGTGCACCGAATACGACGGACACCATTACCATAATCGGGTCTTCAGGGAAAAACGTTTTCCTGCTTATGAGTATTGAAGCGGCTCCAAACCAATTGCCGCCAGCGCTATCGGGATGGCTGTCATTTGATGGCCGAATATTCGCATGGCAAAAGGGCAATAATAATTTATACTACTCCATGCAGGCGCAAAACGTGTTTGACCTCGAACGCTGGAGTACGGCCTTTTATATTCCAACAATCCCCTTTTCCATTCTTTCGCTGCATGTGTGCGCAAATAATCTGTACGTCAATACCGTGGCGGGCCTGTACGTGATAACGGACGGTGATGTCACGGCAAAGCCGGTAGCGGTGACAGCGACGACAACCGTAAATTCAAGGCAAATATATTTTCAGTTCCCCGATACGATCTGCGAGTATACCGGGTTGCTAATTGGGCTTACAAATGATGGCTTCAGGATATTCGATGGCACCAGGTTCACCAACGATTTAAGTCGGGACATAAAGCCGCTGATTTCGACAGTTATGCAGATGGCGATGAATAACGGTCTTTCCTGCCAGCCAGCGGGCACTGTCTACCGTCGCGATATGAAGCGCACGGAGTACCAGCTTTCATATTGCGATGGCACCGCTCAAACGCAGAATATGCGGTTAGCCGTTAATCTCGATGCCCTTTTAAAGAGTTTGGGGACGAATCTTAATGCTGGTTTCACCATGACCAGCGCGGGCGTGGCATGGGAATTGAACCAGGGCGGTTTTTATCGCTCGGTGATTGCCGACGATAACACACTTATTCTTGCGCAGAATCGCAATGCGGGACGAGAGACGCCGGAAGCGACGATTGTAAGCGAAAACGGAGTCGCAGATCAATATTGTTTCACGTGGAACGGCGACTTTGCCGGAGAAGTTCGGCCTAAAGAATGTCGGGTAAACACCAAGGCTTTCACAAGCGGACTTTGGGGTCTGGACTTTTATCAGCGCGTGTATATTCTGGCAACGGCAAATATAGGATTTGATGTGAATATGGTTTTGTTGGACAACGGTGCGGCGGAGATGAAAAAGGTGCAGATCATAGGCAAACGCAATGTTCCCGTGCTGGATTCCAGCGATATGCCGATGATTCTGGATCAGATCGTATTACCCGATACGACGCCGAGAAGTTATTGTATAAAGATGCCCGCAAATGCGAAATCGAACCAGATGCAGTTGGTTTTCAGCCAGACGGCAAATGACCCGTTTTTTGAGGTCTATAACATAGAGATTTACGGTCAACATGAAGTCAACCTATTCACGTAAGGAGTACGGTATGAAAAAGGTATTGGGTGCGGCGCTGTTTCTGGCATTGTCGGCGGTTCTGTTCGCTTCCTCGGCCCAGGTGGGCAAGTTCACCTATTCATGGACACCGACGGCGGGCGATACCGTGACGGCGGCGAAGATGAAGGAAAATTATGACACCATTAAGGCAGGGGTGGACAGAGCGATCGATACGCTGAATCAAAAGGCACGCGGATTTGCGGTGGATTCACAATGGGTAACAACTATCTACGGCTCATTGGGCGGTACCGGGAACATTCAAACCGATGGGTATAAGTTGAGTTACAACGTCATGAATGGAATCTGCTTTATGCACCTTGACATTGTAAATAACATGAATTCGCATTGGTATCAGCTAATTTTGCCAGATTATTTTACAGGGGTTTATACGGGGGGAAGTGTGGTGGTCGCAAATACAGCGAATGATTTTGTTGGATGGTTTTTTGTAAATGGTACCACCATGCAAATACACACGGAGGGAGATACTATTCCAATAAATGGAATTGAAAATCAGGTAATTACCTTTTCAATGAAACATTTGTAATGTCGCAACGCATTGTCCGCCTCAATCCGAGTAACACCGCTGTTGCCGGGACGTTTCCCGAAGATGCGGATCATGTTTTCTTTCTCTGCGATACCAGTAGCGCGGATTTCGCAGTCGTGCTACCGGATTGCCGGGCGGGTAATCAGCACCAGTTCATTTTCAAGAATACGGGGTCCGGCAAGGTGACGGTGAATGCGACTCCTGGGCAATGGCTGGACGCGACGACCTCGCATGTTTTGAATCAGTTCGAGTCCGTGACATTTTTCAGTGATTTGAAAAGTCATTGGCACATGATGTAATGAATGCGACTCTTTAAGAGGATAGAAAATAAATGGGAACGATAATAGGGGGGTCTTCTGGGCCGTCGAGCAGTACTAATGCTGCTGGCAATGGCGCGAACGTAACCGGCACTCCGACTACACAGTCCGGACAGCAGCCGTATCTAACCGACGCTTCCTCCGAGCAAGTCATCCCCCTGACCGCTGCAAGCGACCCTAACTCCGCACCCACGCCTACTCCGACTCCGACTCCTACCCTTGGTAGTGGTGGTGGTGGTGAACTCGGTAACACTGATCAGATGGTTGGTCCCGGTGGAGGAACTGAAACGCCCGCGCCGACTTCAGGAAGCGACCCTAACTCCGCGCCCACGCCTACTCCGACTCCGACTCCTACCCTTGGTAGTGGTGGTGGTGAACTCGGTAACACTGATCAGATGGTTGGTCCCGGTGGAGGAATTGAAACGCCCGTACAACCTCCAGCGAATCCCAATAACGGCGATCAATATACGGATTCCGATGGCAATGTATGGTGGTATAATGCCATCGACGGCGCGTGGGAGAGTACGCCGCCCGCGCCCACGCCTACCCTTGGTAGTGGTGGTGGTGAACTCGGTAACACTGATCAGATGGTTGGTCCCGGTGGAGGAACTGAAACGCCCGTACAACCTCCAGCGAATCCCAATAACCCCGTACAACCTCCAGCGAATCCCAATAACGGCGATCAATATACGGATTCCGATGGCAATGTATGGTGGTATAATGCCGCTGACGGCGCGTGGGAGGGTGTGCCGCCCGCGCCTACTTCGACTCCGACTCCTACTCCGACTCCTACTCCGACTCCTACTCCGACTCCTACTCCGACTCCTACTCCGACTCCTACTCCGACTCCTACTCCTCCCTATCCAGTCGAATCGGGAAGCGGTTCACCCCCTGTTACATGGAATGATGGCGCTCCTCCTGCCACAAACACAACGCCAACGGATCAGGCCGGATATGATGCGGTATTGGCTGAAGCACAGCGGCGCGCATTGTCGCAAACACCGAATCCCATTGACGCTTCCCTCGAATCGGCGGCGCAAAGCCTTCTTGCAAATCCAAATGGCGGCTTGGATTATAATACGTGGGAACAAAATCAACTCGAACAACTTGACAATACCAATGCTCAGGCAATGGAAGCGGCGCGGGGGAAACTCGGAAATACCTCGCAGAGCGGGGAACTGCAAAACGCCTATTTGCAAAACCTCTTAACTGAATCACAGGGCCGGGCAAACACATCGGCAACTTTGGACGTAACGGCTGCGGATGAACAGACTAAAAACCTCATCGCCGCGATTGCTTCCGGCAAAGACGTAAGTTCACAGATTACCGCTAACCAGGCTCAGGCGATAGCCAATATGGTGAGCGTGACCGGGGCTGGTAATAATGCCGAAAACATCGCCGCTGCGCAAAATCTGCAAAGTATGTCCGAGGCTTGGCAGGGAAACCAGACACTTACCCAGGACCAGTTCAATCAGGGTATGCAGATTATGTCGGAGTCGTGGCAGACCGGGGAGCGGTTGTCTCAGGATGATTATAATACGTATATCACCAACATCCAAGCTCAACTTGCAATTGCAAAGGCTAATAATGATGCCGCAAATACGACGGCGCTTACGAAACTACAGGCAGACCTTACGCTCGAACGAGATGCGCAGCAGCAAGGATACGCGGTGGCATTGCAGAATAACGCCGCAAACATAGCCTCGGCGTTGTCTTCGCAAAACTATGATCAGGCAATGAGTCTACAGCAATCGCAGCAGGATTTCAGTGCGTTGGAGCATGACAAGGACCTGGAGATGCAGGCGGCGGCGCAAAAAATTCAAGAAGAAGGCGTTGATATGTCGGCAATCAACGCAGCCTTTGCTGCGGGTACTATTGACGGTGATACTTACCGGTCGATGGTGCAGGCGGCTATGGATGGCTTGAACAAGACGTTGCCAGCCGATCAGCAAATAACAGTTACCGCACCCGACGCCGATGCCGTGACACAGCAGCAGACACAGCAATATAACGATTTAGAACAGCAGTATGGCCTTTCGCACCCTGACCTGAAGGGAACGGACTTGGACAAGGCATTTGCCACCTATTATAATCAGCTGATGTATAAGGAAGGGGCAACCGGTACCGGTTCGGTAATAAAAACGGCAACAGATGATAATATTTCTGCTCCTGATATCTTTGGCGGAACTATTCAGGATGGATCGACGCAAGCCGGAATGACGTTTGCCGATAACGGCAGTGGTATGGAGCTTACCCAAGGCGGAAACCAGGCACTTGCAGCCGGGACGAAGTTTGCGCTTTTGTCTGATGCAAGCGTAATGAATGCTCCATCGGCCTCAATCCCCGCAGGAGTCTATACATCGCTTGGGTCACTAAGTGGGATTGATGGTATTGGTGGAAGTGCGTTATATGTGCAAGGTGCAGATGGAACTATTTACTGTGCGTCAAATCCAAAGGTTCGAGCCCTTGCAATAAATGTAAATGGTACAATATACATATCAAGTGATGGCTATACTTACAAGGTAGCGACAGCAACGACGTAAGGAGATAAAATTATGGGTTATGGTACTGCGGCTGGTGCACAAGATTATATACCAGGCTATCAGCCTACTTCCTCAGGCGAAGGAGACAGCGTGCTCGGCGGCACCGGCACGGCTTTAAGCTTCAATCCCGTGACTGCAATTGGTACCGCAATCACAGGGGGAATTAGCGCCTACGAAGCATATCAGGAGCAGCAGGAAAAACAGCGAGAATTTGATCAGCAAATGGCGATGCAGCAGGAGGGGCTGACGCAAAATTACAGCCTGGGTTTAGCAAATGAACAAAATAATAGTCGCCAGATTGGCATGCAGGGAATACAGATGATGATTGCCAACCGCAACCAGGCACTCAAAGAAGCACAGGCACGGGGAGCGCGCGACGACTTCCTGAATTCTAATAGCGGTACGGGCGGCGCTGATTCGGCTTTTTAAGGAACGATAGGGGAAATAATAATGAACGGTACATGGGCAGGCATATTATCCGGTCTTGGCGCGGGGTTTACCTCTGTCGGCACCTCAATGGATGAACAAAAGAAGTTTGAGGCTCAACAAGAAGCGCAGGAGGCTGAACAAGCAGCGAAGGAGGCGGAGGGGAAGCGGCAACAAGAAACTATCGACATGTTGAAGGCAAAGAATGATGCCGACACCCAATACCAGTTGATGAAGAATACAATTTTACAAAAAGATATTCAGGAAAATGCGCCCTCGACGGCGGGGAATGAACCGACTTCGTCTCCCGTCGATGCCGGGGCGGTATCCGCTGCTGCAACCGGAAGTCCGGCGCACACTGCTAATGTTGCCGCGATAAACCAGGATATTCACAATAAATTGGCTGCGGCGGCGGCCCCCCAAGCTCCCGGAGCAGCGCAAGGAGCACCACCAGTAACTCCCGCGGCAACTCCAAACATTCAGGGTCCCAGTATTGATGCTAATGGTCCCGTTCTCGCCACCCCCCCCGACATTAATCCAAATTCAAGCGTAACGAATCCACTACCTCCACAAACAACGATAGACGCAAGCGTAACGAATCCACTACCTCCACAAACAACGATAGACGCAAGCGTAACGAATCCACTACCTCCACAAACAACGATAGACGCGTTAGACGCTCTCAGGTACGGTAATGATTTAAGCGGGAATTCCATGCCTGCGGACGCTTCTGCGGCAGGATCGACACCCCCCCCTTCCCTTGGCACCCCTTCGGGCTTGCCCATGCCTGCAGCGTCCCCCGGAACGGTAAAAACAGCCATTCCGGGATCAGTGGCAGCTCCAAGCGCGCCCCTTGTCTCTCCAACCGCTTCCGCTTCTGGTGGTATAGATTACCAGACACAAATCTCTAATCTACAAAATCAGGCGGACGCGCTGACGACTAAGGGTGAACAGGAATCAAGATTGCGTTCTGATGCCGGTCTTACTCCTACCCCGTCTGCATTTACCGCACAGAAAATCAAACAGGTTAATCGGCAAATTGAAGTCATTCAGGGAAAGCAGACGATCGACAATGCGAAAGCGGCGGCGGCGAATTTCCCGGATAAGGGTCCGGGTGGTCTTGATCTTACGCCATATAAAAAAATGGTGAACACCACCAATCCGGCCGCTGCGGAAAAGGGGTTAGAAGCATTACAGCAAGCATCACGCATTGATTTTGAGAGTTATCAAAACAGGCTAATTATGGAACAGCGAAATAACAGTATGTTCGTTCGCCCCACGGGCGCCGACATAGAAAGCGCTGCTCAAATGGTTGCTAATCGGCAAATAACACCGCAAGAAGTACCGAACATGTACAGGGCTCCGGGTGACGGAATAAAGATTTTGGGGCGAGCGCAAGAAATAATGGATGCTGAAAACGGTGGTCCAGGCACTAATCCTGATGCAACGGTTGCAAATCTTGCAATAGGGGCTAAAAATGCCAATGCTATTGGTTTGGTTCGGCAGGCAACTCTGGCAACGACGGCGCTTAGCGGGGTAAGTATTCTGCGTAGACTTTCCGGCGCATGGCAGCGTAACGATTTGCCAATGGTAAATAATATTGCAAAGGCAGCTGGTTATCAAACAGGAAATACGCTACAGGCGGTTATTAAAACCGTAACCAAAGCTGTTGGCGATGAGGCGGGAAGTGTTCTCGGTATTGGTACGGCCTCAGACTTCAAAACACAGCTTGGCATCGACCTTCTGAATATGGAAACCGGTCCCCAAGCATATGATCAACAACTTGATGCGGTTCAAGGTCTTCTGGAACGAAAACGCAGCGCCATGACCAATACTATGGGTGGGTTCGGTGGCATGTACCAAAAGAGCGCAACCGGACTTACCCCCGCCGCTGCAGGAGGCGGTTCAGGGGCACCGACCCCTGCCGTAGGAACGGTCATGAAGGGATACCGGTTCAACGGTGGCGATGCTTCTAATCAATCAAATTGGACGGCGGTGCAATAATGGGCGGCCCATGGGATGATTTTGCACCAGCACCAGCACCAGCCACAGCCGCTCCAGCTCCAGCTTCCGGCCCCTGGGATGATTTTGCAGCCGCTCCAGCTCCAGCTACCGCGCCTTCATACGGCGATAATCTGCTTGAATTTGGGAACACCGATGCGCCGCGCATACTAAATGCTCCGGGCAACGACATGGATAGAGCGGCGGAAAGCATGCACAGAGCATGGGACGCCGGTGATTATCCCAGCGTACTATCGCGCGGTATCGGCGGTGCGGTGAACACTCTTGCCGATGTCGCAATGATTCCAGTCAAGGAAGGGGTAAGTATTGCAGATAGACTTTCCAACGGCTTCCTTGACAAAAATATTGTGAATCCCGCGCTCGGCGCTCTCGGTTCAGGATACCAGGCTGTCCGCAAGGTATTTACCGGCGATGATCCCTATAAAAACGACAATTTCGATGCCGATGTCTCGATGTTAGCGCCTGCCATTCCCGCCGTCGCTGGTGAAGTAGCTTCGGGGCTTGGCGACCAACTTTCAAGCGCGGCGAAGAACGCCTTCCTGAAATCGTGGAAACTCAAAAGCTCGGCGACAAGTAAAGCCGGTCCAGATGTTCTTCAGGGTCAAGAAAACCTTGCAAATACATGGGATGAAAATAACATACCAGGGAATCCCGCCGCCGCGTATAAATCCACACAAAGTCTTGTTGACGACAAGATGGCTCAGGTGCAGCAAGTCCGCGATGACTATACCGCGCAGAATCCCGATGTGACCGTTGACCTTGGAAACGAAGTCGATAATTTGCAAAATAATTTTACTCCTCAGAAGGTTGATGTTCTTTCGGAATATACGCCTGAAGAGGTTGGAACTGCTGTAAATAAGGTTAAACGGGTTCTTGCAAATCATGGATTCGGTACTTTCGATGAAAATACCGGTGATTTTCAGGGGTCTTCCGTTCAGCCTGCAGATATTGGTAAAGCCGTCGCGGCCCTTAACATATTAAAGCCGTTTGCACAGGGAACATTTGATGAACCTACAACGCTCAAAATGGCAGCGGCGCGGGCGATGTATTACCAGCTTCTTTCGACGGGGGGGGATATAATCCCCGAAGTTAATCCTATCAATCATGACATTTCAAAGCTGATAAATCTTCACGAGGCCGCCGGAGACGCCGCCGCCCGCATGAACAATCATAATTTTATCAACTTAGGCGATATGGCAATTGGTACGGCGGCGGCTTTGGCTCATGGCAACATACCCGCCGCCGTGGCAATTCCATTTCTTGGATTACGCAAGGGTTTGGCGCGAGGCAGGGGTGCGGGACTTCTTCAGAAACTTGGCAGTGCAGCACAATGGAGCGGCGACAAACTTTCCGGCATGTACGACAAACTTGATGCCGACGAGCCTTTACCGCCCGTGGGAAGCGACGTTTCCTATGGAAACACAAATCCGCCTGAAACATTTTGGAATAAGGGGCCGGAGAATCCCGACGCAGACGACCCATCATTAGATCTTCAGCCTCCCGAAACTCCCGTTCCTCCTGATATGACGCTCGGCAGTCATGGTGTCGGCGAGCCATCCGTCAACGACCTTGATGAAGCGCAGGGCGATATAGAACCGGCAGTGCAGCCGTCTAACTTGCTGACCGAAGATGAATACGGCATGAAGCAAGCGGAAGATGATGGTTATAAATTTAATAATAGTGCGGCGGCCCTGGAATATGCCGGACAACAAGCACGCCTTAATGAAAAGATGCTTATATTGGGCCGAACGGGCGAGGTTCCTCCAGTCGGAAAAATGACTCCGCAACAATTGGATGGGTTTAACAGTTTGGTTACCAGTATGGAAACGCAGCCGCAAGAGTTCGCCAAATATGAAAAGTACGGCCTTACTGGTGTCCATCCTGACGAAGTCCGGATGTGGCTCAACGAAAGCGATACATATAAAGATTTGGGGAAATTAAAATAATGAAGGATAAGCATGGTCGCCTGACGAGCACTTTTAAAATAAAGCACAGAGCCTATAATCGTGCTATAGCCGATGCATTGGTCGATGCTATCGCCGAAAGCGATCACGGAAGCGTAGACATTATTTTAAAAGAAGACGCGGCATTTTCAAAACTGGACATTACGGCATTGACAATACGTCGGTGGGCCGATGAACACGTGGACTTCAAGAGGGATATTCAGCGGGCGCGGCAGGTGATGCTTGAGCGTCGGCTTTATGCACACGATAAGGCAACGGAAGAATTCATAGATAAAATAGCGAAGGGCGACCCGAAAACCGCCATTGCCTTATCGTCGATGTATCGGATAAAAAGCGATTTCCTGAAGTGGTCGGCTTCGCGCATTCACCCGGAACAATTTGGGGATCGATTGAACGTGAATACCAATAATCGGCTTCCGACAAATGTATTTATACAGCCGATGGTAATTACCAGCCAGAAACAAGCGGAAGCGATTGGCAATGTTAATCAGAAAGCGCTTTCTCAGCAGCCGAAAATAACCGATGGCGTATTGCAAGATAAGCGGGAAACATATAAAATCAATAAGGTAATTAAGAATATAAAAAAAGATAAACGGGTAATACAACAATAAAATGAAAGGATTTATATGTCTTACCGGGCTGTCGATGTAAAACAATTGGTTGAAGCCCAGGGCAATGAAGGGTATGCTGAAGCAATGGCAGCAATGAAATATACCGACGACTCGGTAGCCGCACTAGCC